TTTACTGATTCGCGCAACAATTGGGCGCCGAATGCTCCGTCAACGATTCGACGTAAGGGAAGTGACAAGCCACTGATCGATACCGGCGCGATGCGATCGGCCATTACGCATGTGGAGAAAGAAGACTGATGACGACGAAGATTCATGACGTTTTCTTAGAGCTCGCGACGGCAACGACGCAAGGCGCTGGCGACAATAGTCAGAACGTCGCTACCACTGCATTCGTTCAGGCTCTGCTCGCTAGTTCTGCGAGCGCCAATGGATATGTGAAGATCGGCAGCATCATTTTGCAGTGGGGAACTGGCCCTCTCACCGGGCCTGGAACGCGCAATGTGCCGATTTTATTTCCGGTCAACTTTCCGAACGCATGTTTCGTCGTCATCCCCGTCGCGCAGTGGCAGTCCGGGCAAAACTCTTCACTCGTCGAGGTTGAAGAGGGATCGATCACACAATCTGGATTCAATTTTGGCGTAGCGAACGCCGGAAGCGTCAACGGCAGCACGACTCCCATGTGGATCGCGATCGGAAATTAGGCCATGATCTATCTTTCCGATGTTGTAGCGGATGCTGATCTACAGGCGCCTCAACCGTTTACGATCCTTCGCTCTGTCGGAGAATTTGTAATCGGTGGATTTGAATCGACCACGGTATCTATACCGGCTTATGGGCCTGTACAGAGGGCCACGGATCGCGAAGTACAAATGCTGCCTGAAGGCGATCGCGTGGGCGGCATCATGGCTTTCTGGTGGACGCAGCCTATCTACAGCACGCGGGGCGCGGCGCCGGTACCATCGACGCACGCCGAGGCTCCGAGCGGAGCCTTCCCTGGGACCGTCTACACGCTTTCACAGGTTCCACCGGCCGACAGTATCACGCTTTACAAGAATCGCCTGGCTTTGAGACTGAATGCCGATTACACCATCAGCGGGGCGACGATCACGATGACGGCGGCAACCGGGTCGAGCGACGAACTGTATGCGACATGGCCGGTCGAGAGCTCAGTTGGTCAAGCCGCGGCCGACATCTGCGTGTACAAGGGCGAGCAGTATCGCGTTTTGTCAGTACGGCATTATCCGGGCAGCGGCTACTATAAGGCGCTGGGCACGCGAATGGCGGCCATCTGATGGCCAAAATTCACAGCTACGGTAGCGGCGTTTGGGTGTTTCACTGCCCAGGATGCGGATACGGTCATCCGTTCCACACTGATCCAGATCACCATCCGACTCACCAGAGTTGGACATGGAATGGCTCAGTGGATGCGCCGACAATACAACCGTCGCTTTTGATTTTTAAGGATTGGCCGGAGAAGCGGTGTCACAGCTACATCACCGATGGCCGCATTCAATTTCTTGGCGACTCGCATCACAAATTGGCTGGGCAAACGGTAGAGATTCCTGATTGGGAGGAGTGATTCGATGGGGACGAGCACACCTTACCCAAATGGCCAGGTACTCATTTCCGATGCGCTCACGGTTTCTCAGATTAACGACATCATCCAGACGCTCACTTGTGGAATGATTGGCATCAATCCTCCCGACCCGTCTCAAGTGCGTGTGGATTGGCAGACGCAGGGCCAGCCCTACAAGAATGTCGGCACTGACGTTTGTTTTATCGCGTGCACCTTAAAGCCGAATCCGTATACGCAAGTTCGCGATGTGCAGTTGACGCAAACGGGATCGGGCGACGATGTAGTGCTCAGCGAAAATTGGGGATACACGCGAGTCTGGCGAATCGCCTGGGTCTTCAACGGGCCGAATGCTACGGATCGAGCTCGTCAAGTATGGTCAGCGATGTTTATGGAGTATTTCACTGATCAGCTTTCTCAATACAGTCTCTTTCCGGTTCCGGATATGCAAGAACCGCTCAGGGTTCCATTCGAGAGCAACGCGCAATGGTGGGAAGAGGCTCATTTCGAAGTCGAGATGTACGAAGCAGTAACAGAAACCATCAATGACGGAATTGCAACGAGCGTTGAGATATCCGTCGAGGGCAACAGCGGCCTACTGGCCGAAGTAACCGCTACTTCACAGGAGTAAGAAATGACAACAATTCCTCCGCTTCCGCTCTCCGAGCTCGTGAGCATTTCCGTGACGGTAGCGCCTCCGTCGCCGGTCGTTCCTTCGTTCAATCAAGGTCTGATCGTTGGATCGAGCGCAGTGATTCCGTCGTATGGAAGCAATCCGCGGATCAGGCAATACTCGAGCACGTCTGCGATGCTTGCCGCGGGTTTCGCGAGCAACGATCCGGAATTTATCGCCGCGCAGATTTATTTCTCGCAGTCGCCGACGCCGCTATCAGTTTGGATTGGGCGCCAGGACCTGACCGCAATCCAGACTGCAATACCTCACAGCGGATCGGCCGGAAACAACTACGAGGTTGGCGACCAGGTGACCGTCGTTCAAAGCGGTGCCAGCAATGGCGTTCTCACCGTGTCGACGATCGGCGCGGGCGGCGCTGTAACTGGCCTTGCTACGACTGTCGGCAATCAGGGCACTGGCTATGCCGACGCGACCGGCCTTTCGACCACTGGCGGCAGCGGCACGGGGCTCGAGGTTGACATCACGGCGATCGGGGAGACGCTGCTTCAGGCATCTCAAGCCTGCCGGCTCGCAAATTCGAGTTGGTATGGGCTCATGGTCTGCGGTCCCGTGGATGCCGATAACCTGGCGATCGCGGAATGGGCTGATCCGCTGTGGCAGAACACTCGCTACTACGGATGGTCGAATGATGCAGCGATCCCGGCCGGTACCGCGAACAATCTGTTCCTGCAGCTTCAGGCGCTTGGATTGCGCGTCCTGATGATCTATTCGACCACGCAGGGCGGTCTCTATCCGGAAAACATCTATGCCGCTGCTGCCATGATGGGCGTCGAGATGGGGCTAAATACAGGACTCGCGAACAGCTTCTTCACGATTGCGCATAAGGAGCTCGCAGGAATAGCTCCGGAGCCTCTTTCGCAGACGCAATACAACAACGTGACTGGCACTGGATCGGGTGAATTTTATGGGAACGTGTATGCGAACCTGTCGCCGTATACGCTTCTCGAACCTGGGTTCATGTCGAATGGAGCTCCGTCGTATCTGTGGCTCTTCCTCGCGATGCTTGTTGCGAATTTGCAGTACAACTGCATCGATGTTCTGTCGAGCAATCCCGCTGTGTCTCAAACCAATGCTGGCGAGCAGCTTCTCATTCAGGCGTGTAACCAGGCTTGCGCCCTGCTCGCGTCGATCGGATTCCTTGCGGCCGGAACGTGGGAAGGACAGAGTCTTCCGATTCCATCCGCAAATAACCCGGCTTTGACTAATGGCCAGGCTCTCTCGCTGGGGTATCTAAATGTCGCAGCCCCCTATGCACAACAATCACCGAGCGCGCGAGCGGCTGGCCAGGCGATGCCGATTTATTGCGCGATCACAACTGCCGGCGCTGTGCAAAGCCTTGTCATTGGCGTCTACGTGCAACTGTAAGGAGAGGATGCGATGGGAATCGGCGTAACCTACTCGTTCAAGGACCTGGTTGGCGCACTGATCAACACGGTTTTCGGTGTGTCCGTTCCGCTTACTGGCGGCAACATCGGCAACGGATCGATCACGATCGTAATGGCCACGGAGCGCACGACTCAGGATGTCGGCGCGGATGGAACCGTGATGCCGTCCTATGTGGCCGGGCGCAATGGGCACGTAGCAATCGAAGTGCAACAAACTTCGATCCTGCATCACGCGCTGCTCGCGCTTTACAATCAACTTGAAAGCGCAGCTAACGCGGACGACGTGAGCGGATGGGCGTCGACCGTAATTTCGTTTCGCACGCTGCTCGATAACTCCAGCCATCTGCTTCAGGGAGTCAGTTTCTCGAAGATTCCCGACAAGCCCTATCAGGCGCAAGGGCAAAAGGTCACCTGGTCGCTCATGGCTTGCGACATCCAGAATTCCTAATTTGGTTGAAAGGGATCACCGATGCACGAAACAACAAAAACGATTGAGATCGCGGATATGCGGTTTCAGATCAGGAGGCTGCCCGCAGACGTGGGCAGCTTCATTCTTATGCAGCTAATGGGTGCCGCGGCAAGTGGCGCGGCGCACATGGTCGGGGACATGAAGGACGTTCCTGCTCAGGAAAAAGAACAAACGGGAGAAATAAAAAAGAGCACTGGAGCGGATACCGTGCGCACGCTAGCGATGGCTGCGTTCATGCGCGGGATCAACTTCGAGGCTTTCCGTTTCGTCCAGCGCCAATGCCTCTTGTTGGTATCGCGAGAAGACGCTACGCTCGGATTTATTCCCATTATGACGGATGACGGAAGATGGGAGCCCGTGAGCTCGAGCAAGATCGGAGCCAGTCTCGATATCGTGATGAAACTGACGATGGAGGTTCTGGTCTTCAACTACTCGGATTTTTTCGAGCAGGGAGGGATGGACAGTCTCTCCACATCCACGAAAACACAGGATGGGAACCAATAGGGTTTCCAACGCTGAATCCTCTTCTCTGGCGTCCGATCGCGGCCGGGCTATGGCGCCAGCATGAAGCGTCCGATGGAACCTACTCGATCGCCGATCTGTTCGATGTGCTGGAATTTCTCGATGTGAAAGATGAGAACACCAGGCGCAGGGCCGAATGGGAAGCCGCGCGACAGAATCAATGAGAGCTCATGTCAAACTTTATCGATGAGTATCTGGTAAAACTCGGGTTCGCGCAGGATCAGGTAGGATACCGCCGCTTTGAGCAAGCGCTGCGGGAAGCGTCGACGATGGTCGACGCCAATGCGCTGAACATGGCGAGGTCGGCTTTGAGGATCGAGACCTCGCTGGTAGGAGCGTTTGCGGCGATCGGCATCGCCGCTGTTGGAATGGTCGACAAGGTAGCGATGGCGGATCAGGAATACCGCCTATTCGCCTTGCACATGTTTATGACCAAGGATGCAGCGCGATCGCTCAAGGTCGCGATGGATGCGCTCGGTCAGCCGCTTGAAAATCTTACCTGGGACCCGGAGCTCAGGGAGCGCACTCGACAATTGATCGAGGATCAGCGCGAGCTCGCCAGGGGCCTCGGTCCGGACTTCGATGAGAACATGCGCAAGATACGCGACGTTCGATTCGAGTTCACACGTCTCGAAGTTGAATTCAAGTACCTAAGTTTCGCCCTGGTAAACGACATCTTCAAGGCTTTCGGTGGTGCCGACAATGTGCTCGACAAGCTGCGCAAATTCAACGACTGGCTGATTAAGAACCTGCCGGATATTGCGCAAAAAATATCGACATACGTCGTCCCGATCCTCAAAGATGTGTGGCGGATCATGACTGACGTGTGGGAAGTGGCCAAAGATTTTGCCACAATCTTCGACGACATCATTGGATTGCTGTCCGGAGATGCAACGCTACAGGGGGAAGTTACGTTCGATAAGTTCGCGCGTTCGGTTGAAAAGGTCGTACACTGGCTCGCGCTCGCGACGGACTTCCTGCTTAAATTCATCGGTCTGCTCACGGGCGCCGTGGCTGGTGGAACCGTTGGCGGTGTTCTCGGATCGATCATCGGCGGGATCGCTGGTATCGAAGGGGGGCCGGTAGGAATTGCAGCCGGGATCGCTGGCGGCGGGGCTATAGGCACCATGATCGGCGGTAGCGCCGGAGCCGCTGGCGGTGGAATCTTCGATCTCTATCGTGCATACCTGCATAGCCAGGGAAGCACAACGTCTCTACTGCAAGGACTCGGCGGCTCCGGAAGCGAAAACGTAAGATCACTTATCGATCAGGCAGCGGCGAATTATGGTATTGACCCCGGATTGCTTCACGCTTTGGCTCAGCAGGAAAGTGGTCAGAAGCAGTTCGATAATCTCGGCCAGATCATACGCTCGAACAAAGGCGCTCTCGGCGTAATGCAGTTGATGCCTGGAACCGCGAAACTTCTTGGCGTCGATCCATCGGACACCGGCCAAAATGTAGCGGGCGGCGCCGCGTTGCTCAAGCAATTGCTTACGACGTATCACGGAAATGTAGCTGAAGCATTGGCCGCTTATAACTGGAATCCCGAAGGCGTCAATCGTGTTCTCGCGGGAAAGGCAACGCTGCCAGCCGAAACTCAGGCTTATGTCGCTTCGATCATGGGCGCAACGGGCCGCACTGGAAGCGTTCAAGTCGGGAGCGTAGTGATCAACATCAAGCATGACAATCCGCATCCAGAAGAAATTAAGCGCGCTGTGAGCGATGGAATTCTCGAGGCGCAAAATAAGCAGACGCAGCGCAATCTTCAGGAATTTCAATCCCTGTCATGGAGCTACTAGAGGGGGGAGTAAATGTCGTCATCAATCTGGACTCCTCCGCAATGGTCATCGCAGCCGGCAATGGTTGCGATCACCGTTCCACCGCAGCAGCAGATACCGCAACAAGCTTCCGTTCCAGGCGTATTTGCCGTTCAATCGGTCACTGCTCAGACTACCTACGTGTTCGATCTCGTGCTCAGCATTGAGCATGAGCAGCGTCTCGAGAAAACCAAACACCCAATTCAAACCGGCGCCGACATTTCGAGCCACGCGTACTTGATGCCGGCTCGGGTAGTCATGATGATCGGGATGTCGGATGCGATGGCCGCTTATTCTAGTGGCTTCGATCCCGCCGCGCCGCCGTATATCTCGGCCTTCTCTGGAAGCCAATCGAAGAGTGTGTCGGCGTACCAGCAAATGTTGACGCTTCAGGCTGCTCGCGTGCCGCTGACCATCACGACCAGGCTGCGCACGTATCAGAACATGGTCATCACGTCGGTGCAGCCGCGCGAAGATAATGCGACCATCACCGGGCTCAAGATGCGCATTGAGTTCGAGCAAATCTACACCGCAGCGATCGCGCAGGTTCCGAATAGCGCCAGGCCAAATGACACCGAAAGTAATGGACTTGGAACGGTTAATCCGCAGCCGGTCAGTGCAATCACAGAGCAGCAGTTCAACGTCGATAATTACGTCCCAGGGACTCCGGTTAAAGTAGGGTCGCAAACTTATGGAGCGCCTGAATTGGTTCCAACGAATGTGCCTGGGGCTGGGAATTATTCGAGCGTCAATGTAGCCAGTTTGCAGCAGTTATCTGGATCGTGAGGAGACAATGGCGGATCAGATCATTCCTCTTACATCCGCGCCAAATCAGAAATTTGCTGTACAGCTTACGGTCAACGGCGAACCACTGACGCTCAATCTGACGCTCAGCTATCAGTCGATGTCGGGCTATTGGCAACTGTCGATCGATGACGTCAATGGAAATGAACTGATCGCCTCCGTGCCGCTGATCACTGGATGGTATCCGGCCGCAAATCTGCTCGCGCAGTACCAATATCTCGAGATCGGCAGCGCTTACCTGCTCAACACGGGCAATGCGAGCACCGATTATCCGAATGCATCGAACATCGGTCTGTTCTCATTGCTGTGGGGAGATAACACGTGAGCTCGGTTTCTCAAATTCCCCTTTGGGGACAGGCGTATGAACTGGTCGTGAGGTATGCAGATAAGCCGCCAGTCACCATCACGTCGAATTCATGGGAACCGGATGCTCTGAGAATTACGTTCGAAGTCTTGCAATCCACCTTGCCCAGCCCATGGTGGTACGCGGACATCGATATCTACAACCTTCAGTTGGCGGAAATTCAAGAGATTCTTGTCAACGCGACCTGGTGCACGCTGAAGGCCGGTTTCCAGAATGGTCCGAATCTCTATTCGATCATTTGGGATGGACATGTGCTCCAGGTTCTTTACGATCGCGAGGCTGTAGTAGATCAGCGCGTCACTCTGCATTGTGTGGCGAATCCCCTGGTCATGGATGACATCGTAAGTTTCGGGATGGGGCCGTATTCGAGTCAGTTGCACCTTGTGCAGAGGATGGCGCAGACCATCAACCTTCCCGCGATGAGCGTCGGCGATGGAACGCTTAGCCAGCAAGCGAACGATGCGCTGGCCGCGAAACAGTATCCCCGCGGCCGTGGGGTCTTCGGAAAAGTTGGTAAATACCTAACGCAGATCGCCGATGACAATTTCATGGCGAACTGGCGAGATGGCTACAAAGCCTACATCTCCCAAGTGTCGAACAATAGTGCGACGCCGGACTTGATTTACTGTCCTCAGTTTTCGCCTTCTTCACCAAACTCAAACATCCCGGCCGGATGGACGGCGAGCATCATTGGGACGCCACGACAAACGCCGTTCGGTGTCATCTTTGAAGTGCTGCTCGATCCGAGATTGAAGGTTCAGCTTCCACCGCTGGTCGTGCAGCTACAAAGAACGCTGATTCAGCAATTGTCGGTCTTTCCTGGCCAAACGGTAGCGACGCCGCTCACCGTCGATCTGACGTTCTTTGTCTCTCAGGTAAGGCATCGTGGCGACAGCCGCGGCAACGATTGGCAGACGGAAGTGACCGGATATAGCACGACGTATGCTGACAATCTTCTCAACGGAATTTTCTCAGCCAACTCAGGGGGATAGTGAATTATGAGCTCAGTGAGCAGCCAGCCGACGCCGCTTACCCCCTTCCAAGTGAATTGCGCGGAGCCGGCTCAATTCAGGCAGTTTATCCGCCAGGCTCTTGCTGATACGCGCGTATCGATTCCTGCGTTCATGGTTCAAGATATGGATGTGGCCACGCAGACCGTGACCGTGCAAATTGCCATTCAAGAAAGAGTAAGGACTCCTAAGGGACCGCAGTGGCAAGACCTTCCGCCGATCGCGCGGGTTCCACCGATGATCTATCGCGGCGGCGGATTTAGTGTCACGCTTCCCCTGAAAAAAGGCACTGAAGGGATGCTGATTTTTTGCGATTGCTGCTTTGATCTGTGGTGGAACAACGGAACGAATAACGCTCCTCCAGCGCAGAACCTTCAAGCTGGACAGGGTCCAAGTGGATCGCAGCAGCAGATCGGTATGCACCGGCATGAGTTTTGGGACTGCGGATTTTATCCCGGCCTGTCGAGTCGGCCGAACATCCTAAGTGACTACTCTACCGATTCGCTTCAGATTCGATCGGACGATGGAACCACTGTCATCGATGTGTCTGAAAGCGGTGTCAATATCACGGCACCGGAAGTGAATGCAAAGTCGACTGGCGGCACACCGCTGGCGCTTGTGAATGACACGTGGTTCCAATGGTGGAAAACGAACATTTATCCGTTCCTTGTGTCGAAGGGATACGCCGGTCCTGGAATTCCATTGGTACCGGAAACGACCGTGCTCAAAGGACAATAGTCGATGGCCTCTTCCTCGGTTTCTTATCTTCTTCTCGATGAAAGCTATGATCCCGTATTCATTCCCGCTGCCTCTTTGACTGGTGCCGCGGCCGTCTCGCAGAACATATTGACCAGGTTGAATCTTTGGTACGGAGAATGGTGGGAGAATCTGAGTTTAGGTCTTCCCGTATTCCAATCGATCCTTGGGCAATTGGGAACGCAGCAAAGTCAAAAGGCAATGGCTCTGGCTATCCAGCAACAAATCGAGCAAACGCCCTATGTCACTTCGGTGACGAGTATCAAATTCTCATTCGAAAGTGGCAAGTTTTCTTTCACCTGCGTTGTGCAAACTGCATTTGGTGAAGTCACAGTTTCTAGCGTGCCCGCTTTAGGGTCGAGCCTGGGAGACTAAAGAGCGATGTCGATCATACCTTACGCGGCTCCGACCATAGGACCGGACGGGCTCACCGTTCCGAGCTATCAGAGTATCCTCCAGGACAATGTGGAGGCGTATCTAAATATTTTTGGCCAAAATCAGGTGGTCGATCCATCATCCGCGATCTACCAGCTTCTTTCCATTCTTTCGATCAAGATGTCCGACGTGTGCCAGGCTTTGCAGCTTGCTTACAACCAGAGCTCGCCGCAGACCGCAGTCGGAGCCGGTCTCGATCGCGATGTAAAAATGAACGGGCTGGCTAGGAATCCCTTCACGTATTCGACGTGTCCGGTGACGTTGACCGGAACTGCCGGCACTATCGTGACGAATGGATTCGCGCAGGATGTCAATGGAAATCTGTGGGCGATCCCGTCTCCGACCACGATCGTTGGCGGCAGTGTTACCGTCGTCGCTACATGCACGACGCCGGGTGCCGTGGTAGCCGAGCCAGGCCAGATTTCAATTGTGTCATCTCTTGTGAATGGCTGGACGGCGGTCACGAACGCATCGGCTGCGACGCCTGGCGATCCAGTGGAAACAGATTCCCAGCTACGGGCTCGCCAATCGATATCTGTTGCTCTCCCGTCGCTGACCACTCTTGACAGCACCATCGCCGCCGTCCTGGCCGTCCCCGGTGTCGTGCGGGTAGCTCCTGGCTATCCAACCTCGGGGGGACCGGGAACGTCGATCGAGAACCCGACAGGCTCCATTGATTCGTGGGGTAATCCTGCGCATTCGGTTAGCATCGTCGCTGATGGTGGAACCGACGCGGCCGTGGCTCAGGCGATTTATGGTGCGCGCGGAATCGGGCCGCTTACGCATGGCACCACTTCGGTTCTCGTTACCGATCCACAGACCGGCTATCAGATGACGGTGAGCTTCTACAGGCCCACCAATCTGCCCGCATTCGTGAACATCGTTCTCGTAGGGTACGGAAACACGCCCACAACCGCACAGATCGCGGCCGTGCAAACGGCCGTAGTCAACTATCTAAACAGCCTGGCGATTGGTGAGCAAATTTCCATCGGCGCGCTCTATTTCGAAGTAATGAATGTAAATCCAAATATCTCAAACCCGCCCTTCGGAATTCAGAGCCTTCAGGTGGGAACCACGGTTGCGGATTCGACCACGGCGAGCACGACAAATACATCGCCGACGATTACAGTTGCTTTGGCGACCGGCATCGCCAATGGCCAACTTGTGATCGGCGCCGGCATTCCGCCAAATACGTTTGTCACTGGCTACACCAGCGGAACCAGTGTCACTCTGACGAACAACTGCACGGCGACAGCGAGCGGTGTTCCTGTGACATTCATCACAGTTGGAACCTCAGACATCGCCATGCCTAATTTCTACTACGCTGCCGAAGGCATCACCGCGAATGTCGAAGTGAGCGCGTCATGAGCTCATTTCCAAATCCGCACTATGGCGCATCCGGGTACGGGCTCGGAGGATACGGAAACGAGCCCATTGAATGTTTGCCGATTGGCTACTATCTCAATCTTCTGACGCATCAATACAGGTTGCCGAATTCTCCAAAGCTGAATGCGCTTTTATATGTGCTCTTGAAGAAATTCGATGACGTTTCGCAGTGTCTCGTCAGTCTGGACCTGGACATCGATCTCGATGTGGCTGTGGGCGCCCAACTGGATTTATTGGGTCAAATCCAACACGTTTCGAGAACTGTACCGTTCCAGCCGAGCAACAGCGTAAGCCCGGTTCTTGACGATGCGACGTACCGCCTTCTCATCAAGGCTACTATTGGTAAAAACCAGTGGGATGGAACAGTCGATTCTCTTTACATAATCTGGAATTCGCTGTTTCCGAGCGGCCAGATCGTGATTGAGGATCAGCAAAACATGACCGCGAACATCTTATTGACAGGAAGCTTCACGTCTATCATTCAAGATTTGATTACGCATGGCATGATCGTGCCCAGGCCGGAGGGGGTTCTCTATAACTACTTCTTTGGCGATCTGCCGTACTTCGGATTCGACCTCGACAATTCGTTTGTCGCTGGCTTCGACACTGGCCATTTCGTTTGATGAATCGGCTTAGGAGAGACGATGGGAAGCAGTAATTTTCAACAATGGAATCCAGGTCAGAGCAACCAGGAGACGGATGCGCAGTATACTGCCGACTCCCTTCGCTCAGGTGGAGCTCAGACCGATGACATTTTTCCTTCTGCGACCGCGAATAAAGGCTTCTATCAGTGGAGCACATTTATAGCGGCGTTGGCTCAGGCTCTGGCCAACAAGGGATTCACGGTTCTCGACACGAGCTATGCAACGCTTGTTTCGGTCTTGACCAATATCCTCACGACAGCCGATGTCAAAGGACTCGGATACTACGTTCCTTTTAGTACGGCGCCGGTATTCGACTGCTCGAAATACAACAATTTTCAGATGACTCTATCCGGAAACCTGACCAGCTTGACGATCGCAAACGCCACTGCTTTTCAGGAGATCACGATCGCATTCACGCAAAATGGAACGGGGGGCTTCAGTGTGCCGTGGCCGTCGAATGTGGAGTCACCTGGAGCGGTTGGCGGTACGCCGAATGCGACTTACACGCAATCCTTCATCGTTCTAGCCGACAATAATCTGCATCCGAAAGGTCCAATGACGGTGAGCTAAGATGGCGACTCCTACGTTGACTCCAAACATCGGATTGCAGGTTCCGGGATATAACCAGGCGAACTGGAATGTCCCGATAAACTTCGATCTGAATCTCCTCGACCAGATTTTCGGCGGTGAAATAACAGTTCCAGCGTTGAGCGTCACCACGCTCAATGTATCGGAATTCACGATTGAGAATCTTGGGGCCTTGCTCGTTTCTGCCTGTGTGCAGGAGGTTCCATCCGGAGCGATACCGGGCACGGTTTATACGACCAGCCAGATACCTGTGCTGATCATGGGGCTCTATTACAACGGCGCATTCTTGAGGCCGGTTTTGGATTACACCGTTTCCGGAAACCAAATCACTTTGAATTTTTCAACGCTGCTCGAGGACAAACTCTATGTCGTCTATTTCAAGTAGGATTGCGATCGCGCTGCTCGTCATCTGTGCGGCGCTTTGCGGCGCGCAGACGCAAATCAATCCGATCACGCAAATCAATTGGAACCAAACTGTCGGCTCCGGCGCGCCATCGTCGTCGACCTGTCCTTATACAGCCACAGCTTCCACGTCCTCTGGAAGCGCTACGATATCCGTGTCGAGCGTAGCCAATCTGCTGGCAAATATGACGGTGACTGGCGCAGGGATTCCGTCGAACACGATCGCGAAATCTGTTAGCGTTGCCACCCTTCAGGTGACGTTGAGCAACAACGCGACAGCTACGGCGAGTGGCGTCACGCTCAGTTTTTATCCTCTCGGCCGGCCGTACACTGACAAGACAAACAATGCGGCCTACACGTGCACTTCTTCCGGATGGGTGTCGGGCGGCAGCAGTGGGGGAATCCAGGGAATCGACTACAACGGATCGCCGATTACGCCGACTGCTGGAATCGTAAACTATACGGCAACCTCTCCTATCGTTGGCGCGCCATCGGGCAACGCAATAAATTTCTCGTGCCCGACCTGCTCGGTCTCGAGCGGCGGAACTTCCGTGACCGTCAACGGCGGATCGGCACTTGGAAATGTGAATATCAACGCAACGATGCCTTCAGCGGACTCCAACTTTCTCGCTCTGACCCCAAAGATCAGCGGCGCGAACATGATCGTCGAAGCTCCCTATGCGACGGGGAGCTCACCTGGCGTGATCGAGGGAGACGGATCGACGATTACTTTGTCGAGCGGCGTGGCAAGCTGCACCCCGGCGACGAGCTCTCAATCTGGATGCGCCAAGCTCGGGGCATCGGGCGGGTCGAATGTTTATCTTGGCTACACGCCAGCGCACAGTGGAGCGAACAGCGATATCACATCGCTATCTGGATTGACGACGCCATTGAGCGCTGCGCAGGGCGGCACGGGCGGCGACGGCACAGGCTATGCCTATGGCAACGGGACTAGCCCATTCACCTATTCGACGACAATTCCGTTCTCCGCGATCAGCGGAACCGTCAATGCGACGCAGCTAAATGGCGTGAGCTATGGCTCCAGCCCCGGAGTAAATACCGTGCCGGTAGTCACGGCGACCAACACGGTGACGTATGAAGCAGTTCCGAATGCGGCTCTGGTCAATGACTACGTGAGCGTGAATGGTGTTACTTGCATCCTCGGAGGTCCTAACTGCACGATCTCGGCCTCGGCCGGAACGATCACAGTTGGAACCACATCGGTCGCCAGTGGAACAAATACATATTTACTGAATGACAATTCAGGAACGCTCGGCAATGTAGCTGCATCGAGCCTCACGGTCGGCAATATCAGCGCTACGAGCAATAGCACCTTGACCTCGCTGCCTTCGCTGTCATTGCCCTATTCGCAGCTTACCGGGACGCCCACGCTGGGCACCTGGGCTGCTCTGAATTATCCAGCCTGGTCCTCGGGAACTCCATTCGTAAAAATGACGGCGGCGGGAACATTCTCGCTGGACACAAGCACCTACCTGACCGCAAATCAAACGATCACGCTGGGCGGCATTCTCTCTGGATCAGGTACAACCTCGATCACTGCGGCGGCGGCGTCTGGCTACTACATGCCGACAACGACGGATCAGAGCAACTGGAATGGGAAGCAGAACGCTCTCACGAATCCGGTAACAGGTCCTGGCGGTAGTAGCGCCGTCGTGGGAGACTTCTCAGCGTGCGGAAACACGGCCTGCACCGCGATCACCGATAGTGGATACAAGGCTTCATCGTTTGATCTCAGCGGTGCCGCGGCCACCGCGCAGAGCAATGCTCAAGCCTATGCAAGCAATGCCAGCAACCTCTCGAGCGGCACCGTTGCGAGCGGCCGCATTTCCGGATCGTACACCGGCATTACAGCGGTAGGAACGATTGCGACGGGCGTGTGGAATGGCACGGCGATCGGCACCGGATACGGCGGTACCGGCCAGGCGTGGAACTCCTCGAGCGGCATCCCCGAGCTAAACGCTGGTGCTTTCAGTCTCTACAACTCAAGCTGTAGTGGATCGACAAATGCTCTGACATGGAACAGCAGCACTGAATCCTTTGGCTGCAATAGCATCTCAGGCGGAGTAGCGACGACGGTCACGATCGGCACGACGACGGTATCGAGCGGGACTCCAAACTACGTGCTCTATGACAACGCCGGCACGCTTGGTAATACAAACGCTCCGAGCATCAGCGGCGCGAACTTCACGAGCTCCAGCGTCCCGAATGCGGCCCTGGCTAACAACACCATCTCTGGCATCGCGCTCGGTTCCAACTTGGATACGCTGACTTTCGGCACGCATCTTGGGTCCGGAGGATCGTCCTACAATGGCACAGCCAATGTGACGATCACGAGCGACGCTACAAATTCGAATACGGCGTCGACGATCGTGGCGCGCGATTCGAGTGGAAACTTCTCGGCCAACTTGATCACGGCCGCGCTCAGCGGAAACGCGACCACGTCCACTACAGCAACCAACCTGGCGGGTGGGGCGACCTATGGCATCCCTTACCAGAGCAGTGTGGGCACGACGACGTTTTTATCTCAAGTGGCCAACGCTGTGCTGATCACCAGCGGCAGCGGTTTGCCATCAGAAAGCACTACCCTGCCGACCGGCATGGTAATTCCATACTCACAGTTGAGTGGAACCCCCACCATTCCGACGTCTTCGTCTTGGCCAAATGCCGGCACGTGCTCTAGCGGCAAGTATGTAGACGCCTTAACAAATGGCAGTGCTCCAACCTGCGCCCAGGTTGCCTACTCGCAATTGAGTGGCACGCCGCCAGACGCATGGCTCCCCGAAAAGATCGTGCCAGCAAACTGCAATAACGGAACGGCTGGAAATGGTCTAAGCCTGCTGGCCGGGTATACAAATCCAACCGTGGTGTGCCGCGCTGGAACCAATGTGTACACCGGATACTTGCAGTTTAACGGTGCCCTTGTCGGCGCGGCGCAGTTTCAAGACGAGATACCTGGTGACTGGGATACAGCGCAGAACCCCTACGTGCGTGTGAACTTCACCCAAGCAACTTCTACTTCCGGGCAGCCCATCATTTATTCCATTCAAGGCGCTTGCTCGTCTACCACGGATGACGCAAGCTGGGAGACAGCGCAGACCTTTTCAACGACGACTACGGGTGGCACCGCCAACACGCCGTACACGCAGACGTTGCAGCTTAACTCTACGACGATGTCCGGATGCGTAGCTGGCGCCATCATGAATTTTCAAATTAACGCTCAGGGCGATGCGGGTAACGGAACGTCCAACCTTCAAATGATCACCATCACCTGGCCGCACAAGCCGTGGACGGCGGAGGCCAACTGATGCGCAAAGCAATTGTCCTGCTAGCAATCGCTCTATGCTTCGCGACGAAGGCGTCTGCTCTGTGCACGGTTAGCCCGTGTGTTTTCGTGTCTGGTGGAACCACGTACAGTTGGACTTGGGTCGTGCCATCTGGAGTGACATCCGTAACGGTCACCATAAATGGAGCGGGCGGCGGCGGCGGCGGCGGCGGCGATTGCCAGGCTGCAATAGACGCCAATGATGGAAGCAACGGATTTACTACTACGATAACAAGCACAGGTCTTAGCCTGGAGGTTCGCGGTGGCGGCGGTGGCGGCGCGTCACTCGGGACCAGTTGTGGCTCGGTAGACTCTAATGGAAGTCAGTACGGGACTAACATAGGAACCGGGCTCACTTTTACGACGTATGGTGGCTCCAGTGGCGGCATTGGTGGTAGTGGATGGTTTGGTGCAGCAACGGGCAGCACAGGTAACAACGGCGATTCCGGGACCGGCACAATCTCCAGCACACCAGGAGCCACGTGGAGCATAACTCTCGGTACGGGCGGCGACGCAGGTAACAACCAAGGAGGCCGAGGAGGGGACGGCTCGGGTGGAGGAGATGGCACGGTCACTATTAGCTGGGTGACCCCACCTTCTGGATTTCCAGAATTCATACGATCAGATTTGCAGGAGCCTCCTGAGCATTACTGGATCGATGAAAGGTCTAGGCGACAAATGTCAACAAGAACAGGGTCAAATAAAACTTAGGGGTGAAAGATAGTGAGCGGATCGAGACATGTGATCGGGACCATGTATAGCACGGGATTTTTCAAATCCACGGCCGTGTTAATCGCAAAGATTCCGGCTATCGCAAAGGGTTTGACGGTTGGGGCTGCTGTTTTTATTGGTGCTGCCGTCGCCGGACTTCCCGTACACGACATCTGGTTTGACTATGTACTCTTTATTATTGCGAGCGGGATCGTTGGAGGAATGCCGGAGCCGGACACCAGTCTTTCCGGATGGCGGTTTTTGTATACCTGGGCCTATCGTAGCGGTCATCTTCTAGTAGCCAGCGGCACAGCCTACTTCCTACATCAAAACAAATGGTCTACTATCCGTGATGGCGTCGAGGAATCTGGATCGAATTCTATTTCGGGGAGACATTGAAGGGCAAGGTTTACAAATGGGCAACTGTCTCTTAATTTCGATTCCGGCGCTATGCGCTTGGCGGGAAAATCGCGGCGGTGGCCAGGCAGGGATGCGTTCGGTCGTCAATGTGCTTCAAAACCGCGCGATCAAAAACAACACATCGCTATACGCTGAGGCCACAAAGAAAGAACAGTTCACGTCAATCAGCCCGCCGCCCGAGATGAAGGCAAAGGAATCTGAGGCCGACATCTGGCCGGTTGAGGGCGATCCGCAATATGCCGTCGCCGAGCAGATGGTCAATCAGGCTCTGGCTTGCGATTTGACCGATATCACCGGGGGCGCCACGCTCTACTACGCAGCCGATGCGTCGCGGCCTGACTGGAATTTTGCGGAGCTAACGCAAACCGCGATCATCGCCGGACAAATCTTTTTCAAGGTGAAAACATGAAAACAATATGGCAATGGATCGTCGCCTGGGCAATGTCCAAGGGTGGATGGGCTCACGTTGTAGCCGGAATTTGGGCTTTCTTCCTGGCCGCATTTACTTTCAATCAGCCATTTCATCAATTCGTACTCACCGTCTATGATGGTATGCCAAGATGGTTGAGCGGAATGATCGCGCTCGCGATCAGCTTGTGGGGCTTCTACAAGACCTGGAAGCCGATGCAAAATTCCAAACCGCCAAAGCCATAGAGGGAGAAATCATGCACAGGTTCAAACTCGGAGTGAAGGCATTCAAGACGGACAGCCGATCGCTGAAGTTGGAGCGCTACCTCAGTCCAAAGCTGCCCGCACCACCAGCGTCATGTGACTGGTCAAAAGGCATAACAGAATTCGGGATGATGTTGAACGGACCAGACTCTAATAATCCTCCGGGAAGTCCGGATGGCCTTGGAGACTGCACGATCGCCGGAGTTGCCCACGCGATCCAAGTCTTGACCGCAAACGCCAGTAGCGAGATCACGGTTCCGGATTCGACCGTGTTGAAGTATTACGAGTCCTGGGACGGATATGTTCTTGGTAATCCAAACACGGACAATGGCGGTGTGGAGTTGGATGTTCTAAACGACTGGCGGAAGCAGACGTTCGCCGGTCACGAGCTCCTGGCCTATGTCGATGCGAACCCGCACAACCTGATTTCTGTCAAGCGCGGGATCAGTCTGTTTGGCGGTGCCTACATCGGTCTTACCGTCACTAACCAGGTGATGAACAATTCCGGAAACCCGGAGATTCCCTGGGATACGACGGGGGACACGTCGATTGCCGGTGGGCACTGCGTCTTTGTGCTCAAGTATGATCCCGAGTTCATCTATTTCATTTCCTGGGGTCAAATTTACAAGATGACTCGGAAATACTGGTATGCAAACGTCCAGGAGGTCCACATTCTCTTGTCGCAGGACTTCATTTCTGCCAACGGGCTTTCACCTAATCACTTCAACCTCGCGCAACTTCAGGCCGATCTTGCGGCCATCAACTGAGAGGGAACTATGAATCGAAGAATGTTTTTGAAAGGGCTGGCAGCGATCGGAACTGCCGGCAGGTTCGCCGGGATGCTGGCGATCGCACCAGTGGCGTTCGTGATGACCGCCTGTGGTTTCTCGGTCACGGCCGTGCTCAACGTAATCATTGGCGCCGTGCAGGGTATTCTCAGAATCGCAGGTAATGTACCCTGGGCGTCCGAGCTCAGCCAAGCCTTGGCGACGCTACAGCAGCAGATTGCTACATGGAAATCTGGCGGGCCTGCAGCGCTAATAATTGACGCGCTGAACACCATCGAGGCGATCGCGGCCGTGATTCCGCTGACCAAGGTTTACTCTCCACTCATCGATCTCCTGGTCAGCGCAATTGAATCGATCATCACGTACTTTCAAAACCAGGGCACGAGTAATCGTCTGGTGACATTTACAAGGCCACGAGCCAACGTGAACAACCTGCATCTTGGCCGGGTGCCGTGTGCTAAACCGGATAAGCTGCATCCGACCTATGAGGGCGTATTAAAAGCGCAGTGGAATGCCCTTGCTGATTCATTGCAACTGTCGGAGGCTGAGATCAAGTAATCCATCGTCGCTGCCAAATCCTGGTCCGAAAGGAGGTCGTGGAGCAGACAATTTAAGCCAGAGCAAGCGTAGCCGGGCCGAAAGGCCCGGCTATTGCCGTCTCTGCTCACCAATTGATGTATTCCTGCCGCTGAAGATCGGCTGCGTCAAATGGCTCCTCGAAGCGGAGGCAGTAGGCAAGCCAGTTTAGGTCCACCGTTCCCACGGGGCCATTCCGCTGCTTTCCGATAATCCATTCAGTACGGGTGCGCTCCGCGGCGCTCATGTCGGCGTCGTTATTGTAGTAGGCTTCGCGATGAACGAAAGAGATCACGTCGGCAATTTCTTCGATATTCCCTGACTCTCTGAGATCGGCCAGGTTGGGTCGCTTGTCGGTCCTCTTTGTCACTTCTCGTCCTAGTTGGCAAAGGGCTATCACTGGAATGTTGAGCTCCTTAGCCAGCAGCTTTAGAGTGAGGCAATCTGTCGCCACAAGTTGACGGGTATCGCGGTACCGGCGCGAATTCTCTTCGTGCTGAAATAGAGTAAGGTAATCGACGATCCCAAGATCGAAATCGAATCTTTGTTTTAGCGCGCGCCAGTGCGCTGACATCTTGATCGCCGTCCTGCATTGATCGTCGATAAGAAGTTGCGATCGCCGGAAGTCCTGGTAGGCTCCGGTGAATTCTTGCATTTGCTTCGCATCCTCTGAGAGTGTCCCGTTCTTATATTTTTTGAATGGTACTCGAGCGCGCGAGCAGATGGCGCGGCCGAGAAGAGATTCCCTGCTCATCTCCATCGAATTTACGATAACGCGGCCTTCGCAATTCACGGATACATGTTCTGCGATATTCATGGCGAGCGCTGTCTTGCCCATGCTGGGCCTGGCTGCGATGATCATCAGTTCGCCTCTCTGGAGGCCGCTGGTCATCTCGTCGAATGCGCGATAGCCGGTGTCGATCCCGTGCGACCTGGAGCGCTTCTCAATCATCGATTCTGCGGTTGGATACTCGGCCGCAAAAAACTGCTCCGGGGATTGAAAGTCCGATTCGATCGTGGAGCTAAGAGCCGTTTCCACTTCGATGCCAAGCGAAATGGCATGGTTCATTGCCGGCTCCGCCTGGTCGGCTAGTCGCGCGATCGTCGCCGAACAAATTCCCATCAGACGCCTAGCCAGGGATTTATCTTTTACGATGCGGATGTAATCTTCAATGACAGGACGGCGCGGCAAGCCCTCAGTGAGAGAGGCCAAGTAGGCCACGCCGCCAACTGCCTCGACTTCCTTATGCATTTGCAAATGATCTTTGAGTGTGATGATATCGATCGCGCGGTAAGCGTCTGCGAGCTCCGACATGCGCAGGAAAATACGGCGATGAGAGTCCAGCGAGAAATCGTCAGGCTTGAGAATTTCGGCCGCTTTGACGTGAGCTTCATTGTCGAGGAGAATTGCCCCGAGGATCGTTTTCTCTGCGTCGATGTTGGCTGGGAGCCCTGCATCCAGGGTTAGATCGGGAACCGTACTCATCTGGACGTTTTTCTCCTCATGTGCTGCTCAAATGTAGGCTTGCGTTTCACTGGAAATGGTACTGATTCGTGCATCAATTGACCGCCAGCGCGCTCCGCGCTTCGATAAAGAGCAACGCGCATCTCTGGCTCGAGAGCCCACCATCGCTCTCGCCAAATCTTAGTCCGCTGGGCCATGATCCCGCCCATTGGCTCACAGATGCGATTCTTGAGAATCTGAGTGCGCAGGACAAGCCAGGTGCGCTCGCGCCGGTCACCAACATTGGTATGAATCAGATCGCCGCGCTTGGGGCGCGGCTCTCCGATCGGCTGGTGATAGGTCGACTTTGCCATCTACTTCTTGTCGCCCTGCTCCTGATGGAAGGCTTCGAGTTGCTTGGGTCCATTCTTCCCTGCCGGCTTCGCGGCTCCCTTCGGGCCTTCTTCCTCTTCGTCTTCATCTTCATCGTCTTCGGCGTCGCCCTTCTCATCCTCTTCTGTTCCGGGAGTGAATGAGCACCATACTTCCTCGCCGCCCAACTGCCCGAGCCAGTTCCAGAGTTTGGATGACCACGGAGTATAGATCGTGAACGTGCAAGCCACGTCTGGATTCTCGCGATCGCCAAATTCTGAAACCTCAAACGATCGCATCTGGCACTTCGGTGCCTTGGCGGCCTTCGGGCCAAAGAGGTTGTCGACGCTGAATTCGAGTTGGTAGCCCCGGAATTCTTCGGGTGGGGTAACGACTTGGTGATGCTTGGCGACGTAAATGTACGCCGAGTCAAGCCATTCAGGTGCACCAGCGTTGGATTTGTTATTGAGGATCATGCGCACTTTGATCCTGCATCGCTTTTCTTTTGTCGGCGGCTTGCTCACCAGCAACGCTACGCTGGCGATCGTTATTTGGCGATGATGCTTCTTCCCTTTGACTTCGTAAAACTGATCGTTTGGCATGTGATTCCTTTCAGGTGTGATTTTCAGAATGGTCCGAGTTCTTTTTCTTGTTTCCGGTGACGCAGTGTTTTGAGAGCGTTTTGCCATTGGCCGGTATTCTTGAGCTCGTTGATGACGGCAGCGTTGTGCCAGGTTCCGGCTGCGAGTGTGACTGCTTTTTGAAGCCTCGAAAGTATATCCTGTCGGGCTAGGGGATGGATCGTATCAAGGTATTTCAATAAGCCCATATATTCGTTCGGGTCCATGCTGCCCTTGCGCTGATTGTCTTCCTTGCATGGATAGTCGAGATTGTCGAGTCCGATCCCACCGCCGCGGCTCAGCGGCATAGCGTGGTCGACGGCGATCTCGTCGAGGTCGAGCGGCCGGTTACAGTACCGGCAGATAAAGGCTCCATCTTCTTTGCCTCCCATAACGCTGAGAACGTCGGCCCTGAATTGTTCGAGCGTGAATGGGAGATCGGGAAGCTCCTTCTTCTTCATGCGATCGCATAGATTACCGTAACGCTGAAGGGTCCATGCGAGGAATCGCGTATGCGTTCCCTTCGAGAAGAGCGATCCGGTACCGACGTGTGTCCTGGGCATCTACTTTTTTTCCTTGCGCAGATCGCGAACCTCGGGGCTGTTCCAGACGGGATGCTTGTTTACCATCGCGACCAAGCGTCCGCCGTCTTCCTTGGATGTCCATCCTACGACGGTTCGCTTGTTTGGATCGGTATGGTCTCCGCCGAGGCATGAGACTTCAAAGTGCTCGCCAGGCCGCGGGCCTGTTCCGTGGGATACTGGACAATTCGACATTGTGATCTCCGATCATGGTTGAATTCGCATTACCTTGAGAAATAGACGATCCTTCGCGGTAAGGCGCATATAGAAACGATCTGCCGGTGCGTGGTCTGGATGAAAGATTGCTTCGACGGCGTATCGACTCGCGTCCGCGGCGTCGTTTACGATCCCGTGCCGGCGCCGATAATCCGCGACCAGGCGCCGCGCGATGCTTCGGAGGCTTTCTAGTTCTTTCATACAGGTTCCCTCTTTTTTAGCACAGAGATCGCAAGTTTGACCCGCTCCTCGTTGAACATTCCTATGTGGCATTCTTCACGCGGGATTCCCATCTTCTGCGCCAGCCAGGAGTATGCTTTGCCGCGAGCGTGGGCCTGGGACCATCCTCTAAGCCTGATTGCGGCGCGCCAGAGAGGATCAAAAAGGTCGTGAGCCTCGATCTTGAGTCTCCTGAGCTCGGCCGTGGCCAGGCGCCCGAGGGGAATGTGATTTTTCGAGTTCTTGTGGCATCCGACCCACGCTTTGCACGGCCGACACAGCCACACCTTGCCGCTGTAGCTGCGCTGGTATACCTGGGTGTCGTCGACGAGCTCCGCCATGGCGTCGCAATACGGGCACAGGACGATGGGCTTCGACTTGGCGGTTGTCTTCGTCATCTTATTCGAGAATTCTCTTAAACGTGATCGCCCACACCCACGGATTGCTTGCCCACGGGTGTGTCTTGCGGTTAATGTAATCCCATAAATGGAGATAGGCCATTTTAGCTTTCATCTCTCCAGGTGGCCATAGGTTTCCATCAATGTCGATGTCGAAGCCTGGAACAAATTCTGGTTCGACACCTTCGGCGAGCGCATCGCCCGCGCTTGTCTCCTGCAACCGCTCGACTCGAACATTCGTGATCTCGAGGATGATCCGGCTGAGCTCGCGCGGCATGAATATGGCTGGCGTCCATTTAGGCTCTTTGCAAGCGAAGTTTTGCGGTGTGATGTTAGCGCGGTAGAGAGTATCATCGACGCCTAACCACGGATGACAAAAGGTTTCGCGGACCCAAAGATGATGACCTAAGGTGTATGGAGCATTTGCGAAATGGAGCTCTGACGACAACCCAGAATTGCCGCTGCTTGCCTTTGACTGCAAAGACCATGCCGGATCGCCCACCGGATGTGATCTCGCTCCTCTCTCGTAAACTTGTAGACCGCGTTGTGATAGGGCTTGTTGTGAAGCTTGCGATCCATCCAGTTCTCCAGTTGCGTGCCCCATTTCAAGTTGTTTGGTCGATTGTTCGATTGACTTCCGTCGAGATGACGAACTTGGGATGTCTTCGATGGAGGCGGGCCGTGAAATGCGCTGCATATCAATCGGTGGACTGATTTTGTAATCTTTACGTTTTGATGGCACAAGGACACAGTTAAATATCCCTTGTTGCTCTTCCGGCCGCGCAATGGATACCAGTCCACGAAAGCCTTCCGACCAAATCCCTTGTATTTTGTTCGCGAGTAAATTTGTCCATCTCGCCCCGCCATATAGTCTGAGCTTGGCGATTCGGGGATTGGTTTCAGCAGTACGCCGGATTTTGTTTTCATGGCCAATAGTATAGCAGCACTCAAGACGTTCATCCGTTATCCGGCACACGAGGTCTGGCTGTGGCTTCATGACGCGCCTGGTCTGCGTCTTCCGCCCCTGGAGGATCGCGCGCACGTTATCTGGCGTAAACAGGATCGGATGCTCGGTCATTTCACTTCCTATCTATCACATGGTCTGGCGGCTGCGCAGTTGGAATGGGCTCCTGCGTCCTCGCAGCCGCGGGATCGTTCTTCAGGTGCCATGCGGTGTGCGTATTCGTATTAACCACCCACGCGCCACATAAACCGCAGGAGCGCGCCAGGAAAGAGTTTGCACTGCCTTTGTAATAGATGATTGGACTTGTCATCGCTTCACTTTGATACCGTTTTTCTTCAGCCAATCTGTGACCGACTCTGCGCGCGAATTCCAAATCAAGTCATCGCCCATGCTATTTGCGCCCTCGTCGCCAAGAATGGAATCAGCTTCTCCGGCGAGCTCTGTGATTAAATCACTGAGAGTGTCGGCGTATTCCTTGAGCACTTCGAGGCGGTATGCTTTCTTCATTGTGATCATTCCCCCATTGTGTCTTATTCCACGGGAGGTCCAAACGGCCAGCGGCCGGCGTCGTAAATCCTTTCCGCTTCCTCCGGAAAAATATGCCGCATCACATCTTCCATTCGCAAATCTGGACCAATGTGCGAGAGCGCGGCGAGAGCATTCTGTTGGCTCACGCGCCGCTCTGGAACCGGCATCCGAGATTGTTTCGATTCACCGTCCATGTCAGTTAAGGAGCCTTCCCATGCACTCGATCGATACGATCTTTGCCGCTCTCATCGTGATGTAGGCGCTCTGGTCGGCGATCATACCGGCGATCACGCTGGCATTTGAGCAGTCATCAGGTGCTCGGAAAAAGAATGACTCCTTGTTCCGTCCGCCCAGGCTCAGGTGCGCTCGCCACAGGTGCGTCAAAACCGGCGATGGATTAGGCAAATCACTTTTACTTTTCATGGGTTCCTTTCACAGTTGCTTCACGTTGCCCTTCTCGACGCCGAAGTACATGGTGCCAGCCATGGTCGATGCATTGGTGGATTCATCTGAGATCAGCAAAAACACCTGGTCGAGAATCTTTTGATCGAGCATCTTCCAAAGACAGTTTCCGACGTTTGCTCTCTCTGCCGGAAGAAACGTGTCGATGCGATCGCAAACTATGATCTTGAAGCCACAGGCGGCGCTTACGGCGCACTGCATCGCCATGGTGAACATCAGCCGCTCCGATCCGGAGAGCTCTTTGACAGGCGAAGCTATGCCCATGGTGTCGGTGACAATAAATTCATACGGATCGATGTTGAATGCGCAGGAATATCCCCACTCCGCAAGCACTATATTCAATTGCTTCGTAAATGCGCCGATGTGCTCCGCGATCAAGGTCGCTTTGATCCCGTCTTTGTCAAAGTATTTGACCAGGTCATCCAGGTCTTTGGCCTTCGTTTGCAGCTTTTCCAGTGCCTTCTTTTTCTCGGCGATCTCTTTCACCCGCTCCTCGGCCGCGATCATCGGGCGTATCTGAAGTTGAAGTTCGTCGATCTTTCTTCTTGCTTCGGTGATTGCCGGCCCGTATTCATCGTCGCCCTTCGGCGCTGTGGGAAGTTTTCCAAGCTCCTCCCTTGTGCTTGTGAGCAAGCGATTCTTTTCGGCGATCATTCCCTCGAGTCGCGCTTTCTCTTGCAGCGCCTGGTCATGTTTGAAAAGAGCGGTCGTGGCGCCGTCGATGTCGCCGAGGCTCTTCATCTCTTGCCAGACAGCGTCGTCGTCCCGTTTCATTTTCGTTTTGTCTTCGAATTCCTGGTTGATGATCCCAACTATTGCAGTTTCGTCGATCGCCTGTCCGCAGGTAGGGCACGCCTTGCCCAATTCCAGTACGTCATTGAGCCTGGCTATCGCTTTGCCCTTTGCCTCGATATCTGCGGTGAGGTTGCGATGCTTCTCAGTAAGCGTTGCGAGCGTCTTGCTCTTCGCAGAGAGCGCCGTCATCTCCTTATGCTTGGCATCTGAAAGGATGTACGCCACGGCAGCATTCAACTTTTCATCAAGCCCACGTAGATCGTCGCGGACAGTCTTGATTCTCTCGTCGAGACGCGCGCGCTTCGCATTGGCTTCGGATAACCGGCGTGTCTGCTTTTGCTGGTCGGCCTCAAGCTGCATCTCTTGAGCTCGTACTTCTCTCAGGGACTTCTCAAGGTCGGCCAGTGATCCGGCGTTGGCTGGTTTCTCCACGGGATCAGGGATCACATAGTCACGCACCTGTCGATTGGCGATCGTTCGTTCATCGAAAAGTTTCTTGTATGCTTTCTCGATAACTCTCAGTGGATCGCCGCTGAAGTCAATGGCGCCTTCGCCAAGATACCGATTAACCAATGTGATCTTGTCGGGCGGAAAAGTGTGTGTGGCCGGTAGAACCTGGGCCGAGAGCAGCGCCTTCTGATCAGCCTCATTGAGTTCAAAAAGAAAATGGTCCGTATTGAGCGCGACCATGATCGCCATCTGATTGTCTTGCAAAAACTTTCCGAATGGTAGTGGAATCCAGTCCTCATCGTCGAGGCATACCATCTTCGGGTCGCGGCCGGTTTGCGTCCGATTGAGTGTGACCGTGCGGCGAACGGTGTGGGTTGTTCCGGTGATGTCTCCGGTTATGATCCCCTTCGGTTGATCGCGCTTGATCTTGATGGCAAATCCGCGGCCGAGCGGATCGAGGCCATCGGTTGATGGGCAGAACAAGAGGCTGATCGACTGCGCAACGCTGGTTTTGCCTTCGTGATTCTTGCCTTTGATGACCACCAGCTTGGCACCTTTCATGCCCAGCGTGGCGTCAGAGATATTGCGGATGTTCTGAATGCGGAGATTGTCGAGATGCATGAAGTCCTTTCAGGTTCGAGGTACGCAAATCAGGTAGAGGGTCCAGAGCTCGGCCTCTGTCATCTGCTCGAGTCCGGTCCAGTATTGCCGCTGCGGGTGGTCGCAGTATTCGTAATGCGGCTTCACAAGCGGATGATCGAACACTTCGACTGGCGGTGAGCAGCCGCGCACCAGGTTGACCAAATCCTTGCGCGTCAACATGAGAATCATTGCTGGTCACCCTTAAGAATCGAGTCACAAAATGCAAGAATGCGATCTTCGCTGGCGCCGCGCACGCCGTCCCACGGGCGCAGATAAATTGGTCCCATGCCGCGATCGGAAGAATGGAATGACACCTGGCCGGTCGGGAGATCGACGTAAAGAACCCATGGAAATCCAGGCGTCGCGTCATCGTTTTCCCAGCCCCATACCAGGCCGCAAGGATCGGCCGAGAGAGCCGAGCACAATTGAACCAGCGAATAGTTTTTTGTGTCGTAGCTGGCGTTCCTGTATTGACGGCCGCGATATGCCTTCGCACGCGAGGATGTCTTCTGAGCTCGCATGAGGTTCATTGCGATCGCGCCGATGGTGCCACGCGCGCACAGGCGCCGGTAAAACGCCACAGTGAGACGGCCATCGGAGGCTGAGTATACTTCTCTCGCCGTTGCGATCGCCGCGCGCTGGATGTCGGCTTCGGTTGGTTCCGGTGCTTTTCCGTCGCTCATTTCTCTCTATCCTCCGGCCCGTTGCCTATAATTTGCGGCGCGGCGATCGGCGCTCCGGCTGTGAAGTATGGTGCGGTCAATCGTCTCCAGTATTTTCCCCATTCGATGGTGATGCCATCCAAGATGTTTTCGAAATTGGGACAGCCGACATGAATAATCGGAGAAAACATGTAATAGTTTTTGTCCCAAAACACCACGAGAAATCTACGCTGCTCTTCTACCACTGCGTACCAGAGAGCGCGCACAGCGGCGAAGCGTTCGGCTGTCGTACAAACAATTTCTAAATCATTCATCGCGCTGGCCTCACTGTGATGTGCTTGCTAGCTTCCCGCACTGATGGCAATGCGTTCAATATGGAAAGCGAATCGGTGAGTTCCTCTCGCGCCTCTTCGAGTTTGGCTTTGGCAACCATCAACTCCAGCCAGGAGGGGCTTTGCCTTGGGACTTCCTTGATCACCAGCGCGATCAGTTTATGCGCCTTCGTTGCTTTGTCTCTCCATCCACTCATATCTGCACGCACACGGCCGGATCGCCGTCCTCTCCGCCCACTTCCATAAATAGGCAACTTTCGCGGCCAACCAATCGCACGGGCTCGTTTCGCTCTTTAGCCCTGACAACTTCTGTCTTAACCTTCTCGAGCACTTCAGGCCGGCGCCACTGAAGAGCGCGCATCAACTGCTCGGGGATTTGATCCTTAACGTCCTGCTCGACGAGCTCTGTGATCTCCCGCGCCAGATCGGTTTTCAATTGTTTGATGTCTTCATCTGGAGCCTTCGATAGAATCTGCTCAATCCAGATTTCGTATCCGCGCCAGACTAAGAATGGAATGCTCGGGTCATTCTTGAGCCTGGTCAGCAGCTTCGGATAGAAGTCGCGCACCTGTTTGATTGGAGCGGACAGAATCGGCGTCAAGCACTGTTCGATCGCTGCCTCGTAGCGATCGGCTTCGTCTTTGTCGTGAGCGGTCGCTAGGCCGATAATGACCTTAGCCCATCGTTCCACTAAAGCGTCTGTGTCCATAAGAATCCTCTTCGTATGCCCCATGCGGCGACACTGCGCCGAATACCACATCAATGCGCCGAGCTCGCTGCTTCTTTTGACCGGCGATAGCTTTGGAACGCCAGAAAAGAACAGCCTTGGAACGTCATACGACGCGATGAGCTCCGAGCGAATCCCTGTTGGCTTCGAAATTATATGCATCCCCATGGTGTCCATGTCAGCCGATCATCCACTCGGGCGCTTTCCGCTTGAACATCCTGGGCAACAGCCATGCGCCCTGCATCTGGCACCGCGGGTGAAAGCGTTTAATCAACCTCACGTGCAGAACCTGCAGGTGCTCGTTGCCTTCGGTCCAGATGTCGTGCCAAGCAAAATCAAATTTGTCTTCCAATTTGACCGTCAAAGCGTCGCCGTGAATCATTCGAACCCGATCGTTGCGCTCGAATTCCTTTCCGACCACGCGGATGATGCGCTCATCGATCTCGATCACGGTGATGTGTTCGACGTCTGGCGATGCCAGCAAACCGCGCACAACGCAGCCGAGTCCGAGCCCGGTGACCAGAATGCGGCCGCGCGCGTGCAGCCATATTGGAAGATGCCTCCGGAGCTCGCGAAGAGAATCCTCCATGACAACCTCGCCGTGCTCTTTGTGCATCGTCGCAGTCGTGTATCGACAAAGCATAGTCATGGTCTCGAATCCAACCCAGGAGACGAAAATGGGAATTGACTCTCGAATATCCGCGCGAATAATCGTCCATGGGCCAAACTTTTGCGGCTCTAGGGTCGCCGGCACGCGCGCTCTCGTGATGTAGTCGATCGGCTGCATCAGTCCTCCTTCCGGATGCGAGCGCGAGTTTTCCGCACTTTCTTTGGCTCGCGCTTCGCCGCCTCGCGTGCTGCGTCGAGGACTAATCTGCCGGCGTCCTCGTTGCCGGTCGCGAGATAGAGTAGCGTCAATTCTTTGCCCGTGATTTCGAGAGTAACCTGCATCGTCAAACGTCCTGCCTCTTCAGATCGAATTCTTCTTTGATGGTTACGCTCCAGATCGTGGCGCCGGTCTCTGAAAGACGATTGTTGCGCGCGAATCGCTGGATGCCCTCATTGAGACACTTCAAAAGCATGTCGCGATCCCATTCGTTCGGCAATACGGCTGTGACGATGAATGCCTTCATGCGGTTTTCCTTTTTGGCCACCTGGATGCGATCGCGCGCGGCCACGCTTTTCTCCGCTGCTCGTCATCACATAGGCGGCAACGTAAACTCGATTGCCATCCGGTTTGTCTGTAGCCGTGAACTGCCAGATCATGCCCCTGGGGGCAATGCGTTCGCGGCACGAAAAGATGCTTGTCGCTCATCTCGGTTGCTGTTAAAACAAATCTGCGCTGGCGATCACGCCGGTTGAGTTCGATGTCACGAGTAGTTTCTGCGTGAGCCGCTGAATGTATGTATCCCTAGTACTGCGGGCAAAGCCGGTTTGCCCCGTCAGCGTCTCGCGATCCACCGTGACTGGTTCTCCGGATCGGCAAAAGTATTCAAGAATTGCAGCCTCTCCTTTTGGCAGTTGACGCAACCACCATTCACGAAGTTCGGTGCCAACCGGCAAAGGTTCAAAGGGTCCAAGCGCCTGAAGTCCAGATTCGGTGATTGAAGCTGAATCGCCGCTCGTCTCGACGAATCCTTTGCCGGTCAACCTTTGAAGATAGGTATCTCGGGTGCTCCGGGCGAATCCGGTAAAAACGGAGATTTGAAGCCGCTTCGAGGGGCCGTGCTGGGCTAGGACTGCCAGGACCGCCTTTTCTCCCTTTGGAAGCGCGGTAGAACCCTCAAAAATGGCCGTAGAGCGCTCGGGCGTTCTGGAGGCGGGGGAATGATGCTCCGCATCGCGTCGCGGGCTAGGGGCTGGCAAAGGACGCGGGGATGGGGCGGAATTTTCGACCATCCGGAGAGCGGATACCGATTTGTTGACTTTGGACCCGATTTTGGTAATTTGCCACTTTTCGCGATCCTCTAGAGAGTTGGCTGCATTCTCAATCTGCATTCCCAACTCCCGCAGTTTCTTGGCGAAAAATAGTCCGATCGTCTGATGGCTCGCTGTCGATATCTCGTCGATGAGTTGCTGTCTGATTCGCTCAAGTGTCTCAGGGTCGGGCTTGAGATCGCGCTTCGAAATGGTCGGCGCCGCCGCTTGGGTCATCTTCGCCATCTTCGCCCGCTTCACTTCGGTCTCAAGTTCACTGATCTTCTTCCGGAGCTCCTTCGGGTCTTCGGTCTTCGCGCGCTCGATTGTCTCCCGCATCAGCGAGGCGTACTTGTCGAGGTCTGGCCTGGCACCGGCACCCGACAGCTTGCGCTTGCGCTCTCCTGCCTTCGGAGTAGCGCTCGAGTCAAATGTCTGTCGCGGCCGGATGCATACAACGCCTTCAAACTTCGGCCAGCCAGGAGAGACAGCCAAAGCACTGCCCACCGGCAGTGATCGCACCGTCGAGATCATACGATTGATCTCTTGCTTTGGCGCGTGCTCGCCCAGCCAGTCCATGATCGCTGCGATCGAATTTGGTCCGACTGTTCGGAAAGCCAGCATGATGTCTGCGAGCTCAGCCACGTCTTTGCTGATGCGTGCCGATCGCTGAGTGAGGATGCCAACGCCCAGGCAGATGTTCCTGCCCTCTTCGACAATCGTTGCCCACACGCTCAGACACTTCGCCACGTCCGTTTCGCCGGAGCGCACCATCTGTGGCATAAAGCGTGCGGCTTCGTCGATCAATTGGAAGAGAGGTTCGCGGCGCTTGCCGTTCACCAAACTGCCTTGGCGCGCGAACAGGCGTCTTCCGTAATCGGTCACAAACCTGATGCGCTCGCCGACTCCCCACATCTCACCGTTGGGCTTGCGCGAGATGTCAATGATCACGTTCACATCGTTGTCTGAAACGAGGTCTGCGACAATGGCGCCGCCCGTGGGCTCGAGAGGAATGTCGCCGTGCGGACCGCCGAGGATCAGACACTCGACGCCGCGGCCCTTGCCGTCTGCCGAGTAGCGAATGCCGTAGAGCACACCCATCGGATCGAGCGCAGCCCAGCGGTTGCCGGCTCGCGACATCTCTTCGAGGATGACGGCACCGAGATTTGAATTGTGAGTGGGAATCATCGCCGTTCCCGCTAGATAAAGTTGGCTAGGCGAATCCACCTTTATGCAACGCATCAGTACGGATTCACATGGAGTTACCGCTGTAATGTATCGGCGAACGCGGCGCATCTGCTGCGCACAGTTGAAATCGCAATGCCTGGCTTTTCTTAAAAGGGAGAAAACTGGAAGCGTCGGCGTGAATCGTACCCTGTAGTCTGTGCCCACAACTTTACCGTTGAGTTTTGCAGCACGTGGTTTCCATGATGCTTTCATTCCCAGCGAACACACCAGTTCGTAGACCCCGCGCGAAAGTTCCTTGTTTGTATTGCTGAATTCGGCCGTGTGGCCGTCTGTCTCTGACCATCCACCATCCGTATCCATCAAACCTTGCAGCAAACAAAGCCTCTGCTCGATCGCGGCGCGCAGATATTCAATTGGAATTCGTTTCTGATTCAGGATGTCTAGTTCACGGAGTATTGGCTTGATGCCGAGAATGGAGTACGATCTTGCAGCGCCTTTTCCTGTATCTGATGAGGGTTGATAACGCGTTGGGTATCCGAGAGCTTCCAGTTTCGCGACAATTTCCACGTCTGCGGTAGTTAATTGCGAACACGCGCTTGACCCGTCGCCCAGCCAAACGCCAAGCACATACGGATCGATCGGCAGTTTCTTTTCCGGTAGAAACAGTGGTTGAGTAGTCCTGATCGAGTGATTGTTTGCTACCTGTTGCCCCTGAAGTACGATCAAGGTGGAGGCGATTTCTTGAGTCGTGCGCGTTTCGCCGTTCCTGCCGCGGCGCCGATCTCGATACGTTTCGGTAGTCCAAAGATGTTCTCCATCAGCAACAATCACCGATCCGTCAGAGAAATGCACGTCGTAGGATTCTCCCAAAGCAATTGGCGAAATCGCTGTGACTTTGCATATCTGTCCGCACTCGTCAAACAGAAGATTGCCGACGCGAACGGCGCCCATCGTTGTCCAGCCGGATGGCGTAGCAAGAGGCGTGTCGATAGCAAGACGCTTCCCCATACCTTTTCCGCCGTAAATCAGAAGCGTCGAGGTAACGGTGTCCTGGGGAAGACTGAAATTCGTAGCGATGTTGAGTTTGCTCATTCCTCCAGGCGTCCTTTCAAGTACTCGGCCGGGGTTTCCGGCTCTTCAAATGGTCGATCCACCATGCGCCAAAATGACGGCGAATAAAAAGAGGCGATGACTTTTCTACCTTGATATATCGAACCGACCCTATGATGAGTCGATGTGAGCTCGTAAACGTGGCCATCTTCGCCGAGAGCGTAAAGCGCCTCGCCGTTTTCGGTGTCGGATGCAACTGCAATCTGAGTGAATCTCATTTCTGTTTTTCTCCCTCCGTGCAAATCTCGCAATAGTCGGCTCCGTTTTTGTGGCTCCAGCCAGCTTTCCGCGCTTCCTTGCGCAGTTGCCCAACGGTCTTTGGCTCGACGAATGCCTGAGAATCGAGATCGGCGATGCACGGGAATGTCACGTCGCCGCAGCCGTGATCGTTATCGCAAAAGAGAAGTTTTACGCTGCGGATCATGTCCCTTCTCCGGTGGTTTCTGGTTGAACTGGTAGTGGTGGCTCGTCGACAAATGGTTCCAACATGTCGAGGCCATTGATCATGTGTTGAAGATTCGGCTTGATGAGAGCGACTTCTTTTTTGCGGCGTGTGTCGCGATTCAGTCGCCTCCACGCCTCGCAGATATTAAAGGTTTGACCAACTGCGTTATTGCGGCTGTTGTTGTCCCAACGATTAGTGTCGTCTCCAATCTTGCGACCGGCCAGAGCATCCAACTCCTCGGCTGTCGCTTCGACTAAAAAGGTTCGGCTGCTGCATTTTGCGATTACCTTCATGCGTCATCTTCTCCTTGGACCTGAGTTTCTTTCTCGATCTCGTCGGCCAGGTTGCGCAAAGCATCAGCGAGCGTATCGCCGAAGCCAACTATTCCGCCCTCGTGCGGCCACCTGTTTATATCGATCGCTGCGTAGACCTGGTTCCCATCGCAGCGGCACTCGATTGCGCATGGAGCGGTGCGCATTGTCGGCCGTTTCACTATTAGCGGCATCAGACTCGTTCCTTCTTTCGGCGAATGCGTTCCGCCAAGGCCGAGCGTGCTTCGGCGCTCATCTCTACCATTCGCGCCACGTCTTCCAGGGTGTTGTTTGCCTTTTGGACAGCGTGCTTCTCTCGCACGTAGTAGCAGCCTTCCTCTGAGTCGAAAAGGTGATTGTCACCGTCTTCGCGATAACGTGGCGCAGAAGAATTGAATTGTAAAATCTCTCCACAATCTGCGCAGGAATATCCCGATTCGCCATCGCGCACAGGATGCAAATGAGCGCACGTAGGATTATTGGCCATTGCTTTCCTCGTCGTCCTCCGGCTCCTCGTCTTCTATGGTTTCGAGCGGCTTCGATACCTTGAACTTAACTTTCGGCACCGGCACTGCCAGATCGACGATCGACTGATGCAAGATGGCTCGTTTGGTCGCCTTCAGCTTGCCATTCAGTTCTGTGGCGCCGATCTCCAGATTGCCATACCAGAAAGCATCCTTCGGATCGCCGTTTTCCTCGTCGAGCACCCAATCGAGAAGCCGGTCGACGATCGGCATCAGTATGCGGCCTTGATCGTCTCTGCCGAGATTCCTTCCATCTGCATCCATTTGAAATAGTGGGTAACTCGTACCCTCCGACTCCTCCGGACCGTACTTGTATGCCTTACCGTTGTAGTCGCGGATCAGGATCGGCCGACCAGTGGCCTCGACGCGCGCCTTCATGCGAGCGTTGTTTATCCTGCTGAACATCGAATGCCAGAGAGCCCACTTGACCCATTCTTCCGGCGTCAATTGCATCTGCTCGTTGTACTCCGCGATTGGACAGGTGCGGTTAGCGAGCAGCGGACAATACTGACAATGCGTTCCTGGTATGGCTTCCATCTGCGCGCCCTTGTCGTAAAGCACGTGGAGCATCTTCTGACGCTCACGCGCGGCGCGCACGGCTTCGATCAGTGCCGGCACTTGCTTGCGATGGAATTCGATTTCGCGCGAGAGTTTCCGGTAGCGGACAAAGTGCAGACGGAACATAACTCTGTCTGCCCATGGGAAGTGCTGGAATATGAATAGCGAATACATCTTAGCCTGAAGCGTGTCATCCGGATCAAACGGCCGCGGATGCGATTTCCAGTCTGGAACCAAAATCCACTTCTCGTCGACGTAGGCATAGATTGCATCCGGGATACCCTCGTATTCGCTGGGCCTTGTGCTCTCTTCTTCAAGCGCCGATCCGTCGAGCTCGTCGGAGATCAGTGTGGGCAGGAATTTGGCGTCCAGGCTCATCGGAACTTCGGTCGCGAGTAGGTGTGCGTAATCCACTTCGTAGCTATCGCGGATTCCAGATAGGATTCGCGCCGCTTCCGGCCCGGCGCCCTTCGCGAGCTCGTCGAATGCGGCCAGGTCCATCTTGACCTGTTTCTGTGCGCAATATGATTGGTAAGCTGCGCTGACTTTGTGAATCTCTCTGCCGCGCGCAGACTCCAAGCTGCCTGGCTTGCGATTACCTTTAATGAATGCTTCCACGTAAAAAACGGGGCACGCCATCACCATTTCTGTTGATTGATGCAATGGAGGGATGACGCTCGGCGGAGACTTCTTCTTTGCCATGTGATCCTTTCACTGCGCGGCCCGCGTCCTGGAGGTCGGTAGAATGCGAGCCGCACAGTTTGTCATCGCGTTAGGGTGCCCACCCCGCGATGATGCCGTTAGAGAACCAAAGAGCCCTGGGCCGGTCGACGGCCGCTGTCCTGTTGCTGGCTGCTCTGCTGTTCTTGTTTCGCATCGTGCTCTTGTTCGGCGGCTTCGGATTCGGGTGCGGCTTTTGAATCACTGCGTCCGCCGCGGCGCTTTGCCGCAGAGTCAGTACCCTTCTTGCTGGCATCGGCCTTCCCGCCGTTCAGTGGAGCAGCTTGCTCTCGAACATATTCCAGGAGCTCGTCTGTGCGTCCTGGATAGTTATCGCGCACCGACTCGCGTTTTTCTTCCGTCCAGTTGAGCAGGTTCATCAATCGTTCGATCTCGAGCTCTTTTTCAGTCGGTCCGCCGTCGAAATTCTTCGCGAGCGAGCCCTCGATCGTAAGGTGCTGCCGGCCTTCCGATCCGGAAATTTCGAGTGAGGATGCGGCGAGAATTTCAACGGAGGAAGGCAGGTACTTGATCACCTGAAGAAGTGGCAGCTTGCGAGCGTACATTTCCGGATGCGCATAGGAATAGTGATCGGTCTTGTTTTTGCACTTATTGTTTCTGTCGCGCTGTGTCCAGACGCGCTCGATGGGCCACACTTCGATTGTCGGAGACTCGATGCCGTTGATGCTGCCGACAGCGTAAACGAATTCGAGCGCCTTCGGATTTCCTGTCCACTTGCCAGGCTTGTGATGAATAAACGGTTTGGTCCCGTACTCGTAATCGAATTCATCCTGCTCATAGACGGCGCCCGTCCAGGCGTTCGCGCGGCCCGTGCGCGATACCAGGTCCATCCATCCGCGCCAGCCTGGGACAAAGGTTGCTTCCTGGCCGTATGGAATGATGTAGCACTGGCCATTCACGCCGGGCTCGAGTCCGAGTTGCGAGGCGGTGATGATCGCGCCGAAAAATGATTCGAGCGTGGTCTGGTAGAGTTTGGGTGTTTTGCGCAAAGCGGTCAGAGCGATCCGCGACATGCGCTCGGGGGTGATGTGCCTGGGCAGCGCGGCCTCGATCTGCCCCTTCATCTTTTCGAGCTCTTTTCCAATCGTGGCTTGCCCAACAAGAACAATTCTGTTTTCTGGCATTTCGATTCTCCATCCAGCGTTAGGTGAGTACAGCGTCAAGTTGTTCGATCATTGCGTTTACTCTGCATTGCCCCGCAGCGAACGTGCCGTCGACGCATTGCGCGATGGAGAGCAGAGATTCCGAGTTGCAGTGTGTACAGCGATCGATATAACCGCCGACGTGGTTGCAATTCTGACAAAGGTAGGCGTCCTTGAGATGCACAGAGCCTGGAGATTGCAACATACTGTCGATCGATGCGATGGCTTGCGATTGGCAGTGGGCGCACGCAGAAGCCTTATTTCCGATGTTCCGGCAGTCTTCGCACAAATATGCGCGCGCCAGGGGAATGAATGTTGCTTGCTCTGCGGGGCGAACGATTGCGCTGGGAGAATCGTTTATGGCTTCGGTCATCTTTCAATCCTGATGCGAAACACGGTTTCGCTTTCGTCGGGCGCACTGGTGGATGGTTCATTGGTTCTGATGTA